GAATTTGCAACCGGTGGAAGAGTGGGTTTTCAAATTGGAGGTGTATCACAAAGAGCTATACCTATTCCAAAAGCATTGCCACCTAATATGACACTTGATGAATATCGTGAAAGAGAATTAAACAGACCGAAGGCCTTAGCACCTGTAGCACCTGTTGGCACAGTTTTACCACCAAGACCAGGAACTATAGGTTATAGGGGTCCTTCAACACCTGAATTAAGCGAAGTCGATAGACTTGGAAATCAATATATAAGAAACACAACAGGTGAATTTATTGACCTAAATGAAAATGGAATTGATGATAGACTTGAACAGTTTGCAAAAGGAGGAAAAGTTGAAAAAGGCTATCCTAAAATTTTTGATCAATTAGAAATGGATGTTCCTCATCCTTATGGTCACAGAGTTCAATATGCTATGGGAAGTTTACCAAAAGGTATTCAAGCATTCGCCAAACAATTAAATAAAAAATTTGGTAAAGGCACAATTAAAACTGCTGACGAAATGGAAAGACCAAAGTCTGTAAAAGAAAAAGAAATGTTTGAAGAATTTGAAGCAAGAAACCCTGATCCAAAAAGAAAATTAACAGACGATGAAATTAAAGATTATGAAGAAGAGCTAGGAGATAGCGAAACTTGGATGTCAGAAGGAACTGTTGAAGAAGCAGAACAAGCTTTAAAAAGACAAAAAGAATATGAAGCTGCAATGTATACAGATTACAAAGCAGGTCGATTAGATCCACAACCAGGTGAAAAAGGTAGAAAAGAATTTTTAGAAAAAAAATTAGAAGAGATGGAAATGTCTGGTGATAAAAAAATAATGAGTGTAGATGAAATAGAAGAATTATCCAATATGGACCTTGAAGCGGAAATGAATGTAGCAAAATCTTTAGCTCCTAAAATGGTAGAGCGATTCGAATTAAAACAAAAATATCCGGGTATTACAGATGAGTTACTTGATAAGATTTTAATTGATGACAATATGCAAAGAAAAGCAGAAGTATTAGCTACACTAGATGAAGCATTTAAAATGCTGGAAAAAGGAATGGGACACGATGAAGTTTTAGATACACTTAAAAACGTAACGAGAACAAAACAAGCTGGAGGCGGCTTAGCATATTTAATGGGTTTATAAGCTATGTCTAAATCAGAAAATATAGCTTTATATAAATACCTAACAAGACCTGCTGGACCCCAGCAACAAGATGCTAGCGTCGAGAAGCTAGAGAAAGTTGCACCTACAATTAATTTAAATAATCCTGTTCAAACTAGAGCCAATTTTCAATATGGTGGACCTGCCTATTTAGAAGATGTTTTTAAAGAAGCAATAGAATCTAATAATTATAATATTGATGATATTGCTAAAAGTGCAGCGGCTAAAAAAGCAGAGCTTTACAATAAAACTAAATTAGGAACATACAAACTTCCAACTTCGAAACAAAAACTTTCAGACATGTTTAAAAGATATGTTTCTTATGAAAGATCTATGCCTACTGAAGATTATTTAAAATATATTAAAAATAGAATACAAAACCCAGATCTTCCTCAAGTAGAAGGTTGGAACCAACCTTTAAAAGGAACTCCATTAGAAGCAAAAGGAATGGGAGCAACAAAAAATGTTCGTGTTTCAAATTTAATGAAAGCAGAAGAAATGTTATCTCCCGAAGAATTAAAACAATGGAGAGCTTATACAAAAAAACAAATGCGAAAAGCTAAATATGAAAGAACATTTAAGAAAAGTGAAAGATTTAATCCTGAAACAGGTCAGTTTGAATATGATCCAAAAATCAAACAAGAAGCTTTAGGTAAAAAATATTTAAGAAAAAATATTAGAAGAGCAATTAAAGCAGACGCTTATAAACAATTATCTCCAACCGAAAAAGCAAAGTATTTAGAATTTGAAAACAGATTAGATACAATCGGAAATATTGTTAAACAACAACCTGAATATCTTTTACAGGATAGGGAAGTTATGAGTAAATTATCAACTGCTGTTGATCCACAGACAGGTGAAATTTATCAAAAGTCTCCGACTTTCACTGATATAAAAAATAAAAGAATTTGGGAAGTAGAACATATTGATCCGGTAGTAGAAGGTCAAACAAAAGGTAGGGGTGCTTTTTTAAGAAATCTACAAGTTCTTCCAGAACCTATTCATAAAAATTTTAAAAACAACGCTGAGTCTTTTTTAAATAAACATTACGGTGATAAAAAATATAAAGCACAAGTAGATAATATTATTGATAAAGCAAATGAATTAAAAGTTGAACTAAGAGTTAAAGATGTAGGTAAGGTAGGATATAAACCAGAGTTTACAAATTTCGCTGATAAAGCAGATGATGTTATTAGTACTTATGTTAAAAATCCAAAAGCACGAAAAGCATATACACAAGCAACAGGTAATATTTTAAAAGCAGAAGCAATACCTGGTTCTAGATATGCTTCAGAATTTTTACAAGGTTTTGCAGATGATGTTATGAGTAAGAGTTATGGTAAAGCAGCATTAAAAGGTTTAGGATTAGCAGGAGCTGCATATGGTGTTTATGATACAGGTGTTGCTCTTAAAGAAGGCAAATCTATTCCAGAAACAGCAGCAAGATTTTTTGCACTTGATGTACCTTATCAAAAATTAAGACAATACAATCGACTAACTGATGAAGAACAAGAAATTCAAAAAAGAGTTAATCAACAAAAATCTTTTGATGCAGCTTCACAAGATATTTTAGATGAGGGTTTGGTGACTATGAGACCAAGACCTGAAATTGCAGAAGAAGATTTAATAAAATTAGAACAAGGTAAACAAAGAGTGGATGCAGCAGTAGAGGCAGAAGAATCTGAAAGAGCAGCATCAAGAAAAGGATTAGTTGAAACAGTAAAACAAAAAATTTATGAAGCAACAGGAACTCCTTATGAATTGTATATGAATAGAGGTGGCCGTGTTCAACTTTCAGAAGGTGGAAAACCAAAAGATTTAGGCAGAAGAAAATTTATAAAAGGTGCAGTAACAATTGCAGCAGCACTTCCATTTTTAAAATTTATAAAGCCTTTATCTAAAACAGTTGAACCTACTATTCAAGCAATATCAAGATCAGCAGATCAAATGCCAGACTATTTAACTAATTTAATTAATAAAATTAAAATGATGGGTGAATCTAAAATTATAGGTAAGATGGATAGTCCAGATGAATTTATGAGATATGATTTAGGTGATTATGAACTATATGAAGGAGCGGGTGGGTCTAGATTAAAACGAGTTAGAGACAGAGGAGAGTATGGTTATGAAGAATTTGAAATGCAAATTAAACAAGACCCTGAAACAGGTTATGTTGAATATGAAGAAGTATCAGTAAGACCGGATGAAGATGGAAAATTAAAAGATGTTGATTTTGGTATTGATGATGATGTTCATGCAGAAATGAAGAAGTTCGCTGATGAAGACTAAACCACCATATAAACATGGAAAAAAATCTGGTCCACCACCTAAAAGAGGACCTAATCCTCAGGGCTTGAATTTATCGTATAATACTGTTAAAGATGTAAAACTTACGGAGAAAATAAATGGCAGACGTAGATAAAGCTTTACCAAACGTAGAGCAAGAAATTAATGTACCTTCTGATGTTGAGATTGCTGAAGCTGAAGCACAAGAACAAGCAGAATTACAAGAGCAGGGAGAACCTGTAGAGATAACAGAAAACGAAGATGGTTCTGTAGATATAAACTACGATCCTGCAATTGCTTCTGTTGCAGGAAGTGAAAATCATTATTCTAATTTAGCGGATCATTTACCAGATGATATATTAGGTAAATTATCTTCTAATTTATTTCAAAATTATCAAGATTATAAAAATTCTAGAAAGGAGTGGGAAAACTCTTACAAAACAGGTTTAGATCTGTTAGGATTCAAATATGAAAACAGGACGGAACCATTCTCGGGTGCTTCGGGTGCCACTCATCCGGTGCTTGCTGAAGCTGTTACTCAGTTTCAGGCGTTGGCATATAAAGAGTTACTCCCAGCTGATGGACCAGTCCGAACACAAATCTTAGGAATCCCTACTCCAGAAAAAACACAACAAGCAAATCGTGTTAAAGATTTCATGAACTATCAGTTGATGGATCAAATGAAAGAATATGAACCTGAGTTTGATCAGATGTTATTCTATTTACCACTTGCAGGATCATCTTTTAAAAAAGTTTATTATGATGAAGTTTTACAAAGAGCAGTATCTAAATTTGTACCTGCTGATGATTTAATTGTTCCGTATACAGCTACCTCATTAGATGATGCGGAAGCAATTATTCATAAGATAAAAATTTCAGAAAACGAATTAAGAAAACAACAAGTTGCAGGTTTCTATAGAGATATAGAATTAAAACCAGGTCAGCTACATGAAGATGAAGTTCAAAGAAAAGAAAATGAATTAGAAGGTAGAACTAAAGGAAGAGAAGAAGATGTATTTAGTTTACTAGAGTGTCATGTTAATTTAGATTTAGAAGGTTTTGAGGATATTAATCCTGAAGATGGTGAGCCGACTGGAATTAAACTTCCATACATTGTAACAATAGAAGAAAACTCTAGAGAAGTTTTATCCATTAAAAGAAACTACGAAGTTGGTGATCCTAAAAAATCAAAAGTACAATACTTCGTTCATTTTAAGTTTTTACCAGGACT